TTCGTAAGGCTTGGAAACGCCAGTTTTAGCATTTATGTTTTACACAGCGTTGTTTTGTACACGCTTTTCACTTGGATGCATACGAGTAATATAATAAATGAGCCAGAAGACTTTAGGGTTATTTATTTAATTGGCAGCTTTGGAATGGTTTGTGTGATTTCATCTTTATGTTACGCATTGATAGAAAGGCCATTCATTAATCTTGGCAGGAAAGTTAAATTATAAAGAAAGGGGCTAAAAGCCCCTTTCTTTTGGGATGGAAAGATAACACCCAGCATGATTTAGCATGCCATATCAGATTTATAATCACACTGGCTCATCAAAATCACACTCTGGGCAAATCCTGCATTGGAAGCCGTAGCGCTCTCCCTGATACATTTGCGTTCCACATATGGGGCAAAATCTTATCTCGGAGGCTGGATTTGACGCCTGGTTTTCGTTTTCTGGTGACGCATTAGAATCTGCCATGATTTTCTCCATTAAACAGGATATTGAGCAATAATCGCAGCCCTGTCATTTGCATACTGCAATTTTCTTGCATTGATCTGTGCTAGGATGGAGTCCTTTTTTGCTGTCTCATTAACACCACCATTAACGGCTGCAGATAACCACATCCTGTTTAGTTTCTCAATATCATCCTGATATTCGCTGCTAAGTGAAGAAAGCGCTGATTTTCTCAGTTCAGAATTAGGTGGAGCTAACCTGTCTACCCAAGAAGGCATTCCATTAACGACACCTAGTTGTTTACCTTCAGGTGGCGCTGATGTAAATGTCTGAAAAACCATATCATCAATTTCAATGATATCAGATAGATCCCATCCAGCATTTTCATAATCATGAAGCATAACCTTTGGGAAAAAAGCTAAATGCATTGTTGACCAAACATAATTAGACATATCAAATCCCCATCGCTACCCAAAAAATACCATAAGTGCCGACTGAACGGTTTGTGTATACATTTACGGCCGAGTTACTAACAAAGTCACCCATCAGAATGGGTGCGTTAGTCGTTTCCTGACTTCCATTTCGATATGTCAAAGAGATAGAGTAACCAGCTCTAGGGAATGGAATTGGCAAGTTTATTCTAGTTCCCGATACCCCACCAGGAAGATTCGTTGAGCCGAATTGAAGTATATCCCCCCCAGGGAGTTTGAACCAACCAGTTCCACTACCATATGAATTTGGGAAAAAAGACATGTCTGGAATTTGAGGGGTCGGAGTACCAAACCCTTCATTCCCCACGTTTCTTGTAGAAGCCGTGCCAAGACTTAGTGCTGTAATAGCAGCCCTGACAAAGGCAGTCGTTGCAAGTTGCGTTGTGTTTGTTCCTGGGCTAGCAGTAGGGCCAGCTGGAGTTCCCGTAAACGTAGGGCTAGCTATTGGCGCACCACCAAGGAATGAAAGCAGATCCACCCAACCCGTCAAAACGCTATTAGGGTTATTTGTATTTGCGTCAATAGTGCTTAAATATATTTTCGTGCCGTCGTCGCTGATAACGGCACTTCCTTTCGGGTAGCCTCCAATGGAGGTCGCGAATGCGGAGTCAAAGTTGTTGTATGCTCCAGCGCTAAACCAACGGCACAGGGCAGACAGTTCGTAAAGTATCTGGTTCATATTCTGCCCTTTTGGGGGCAGCCCACCCGCAGATTTCAGCGTCATTGTAATTGGCGGGAAGCCGCTATCGTAAGATGCTGTATTGTCTCCTGCAGGAGTTGTTGCCAGAATTGGCTCTCTTGGGCCATTAATGCCAAACGGCTTTGGTTGCTTTGCCGGGGAATCTGTGCGGTTCATAATTAGTCTCTGTAAAATGTTCCATCGTTGAAAGGATATGCATCTGTAGAAAAACCGAAATACGGGCTAACTACTTGCCTGATGCTTACCTGAACCCCACTTGGAACTGGTGTCACTTCGTAATTGGTTAGTATTGATTCCTCATGTGGGGCTAATTCAAACTCAAATGTAATCCCCATAGTCATATCGCGATAATTAACGCAGTATGCCCTCCCTCGCTGGTAAAAAAGTATTTTAAGGAATTTATTTATATCTGGAATGGTTGCGATGCTTATATTTGTAAAGGCTTTGCAAAAAATCAATGTTCTGTAAGCATCATCACCAAGTCTGACATTCGTTGTTTCCTGAATCCCCCCGTAAAACGGAGAATCATTAAATGGTGATGGGTAATCAGGGTTCCCATCATCTGATTCGCTAAATCCAAATGAATCACTGTCAATTGGAGCGACAATGTATCTGCTTATACCTACTATTTTCCCCCACATATCAAGGCCAAAAGATTCACACGTTGTCAAATCCCATACCTTTTTGATGAATTCATCTGTGAAGTCATCGAGGCTTACCGCCTGATTAAAAGTGTCAATGATAGATAATAGTTTTTTGCTTGCCGAGTATTGGGTAAGAATTGTGTCTTCCCACATACCGCCCCCCTACGATAATGTAACAGTGATATCTGATTCCTGAATGGTTGGAACCTGGTCTATGCCCATAGTCACAGCAGGTCCGTATAGCGAACCATCGAGAGAGACTTCAAGAGACAAAATGCCAACTGTATCAGGAGATATTGAAATAACAGGAGCATAGTATTTACCAGCATTTATCGTAGAACCAATTCGTGCCTTTCCAATACCCTCATACCCTCCATTGAATACAGTGGCAACTATTTTCTTTACTTGCTTAGTTATATCACTTGGGGGGTTTAGTGAGGCATCAATATTTACCTTAAAGTAAACCCGAGTAGGTGATGCCTTTTGCCATTGCATTACGTAAGATGGATATGGCGGCATGTAATTAACGTTATCGTAAACAGTGAACGTTGTATCACCATTCATATTGGCTCCGGGGTTATAAGTATTGAATATTGACTCAGCAACATCAGTATCAGCACCGCCATAAACACAAATATAAACAGAATGCGCAAGAATCGGGAAATTCGTTGTTCCTTTATTTACTGTTTCTGCAGTTCTGTTTGACCATACGTAAGCATCAAGCACACCATCTGTCGCAAGTAACGCAGCTAATGTAGACGCATCCTGATTTCTGCTGTTTCTGGCAACTGATTGTCTCCGGCGAGTTTCAAAGGCGATCCGTGATTCAACATCAACACCAACGACTCCAGGGCTAATATTATTTACAGCATCCCACCCGGAAACAGCTCGATAAATCTGGTTCAGCGAACCGGAGGCACACGGAATAGGCCCGGTTGTTGTGTTGACAAACTGCACATCAACAGAGCCTGATGAGGGTATTATGGCATTGTCAATTGACTGATAAATATACCCACTCGTATCAACAGCAGTGCTACCGGCAGGTATGGTTGTTCCAACCTGACCAATGCATGTTGCTGTAACAACTGTCCCCTGAGCAGCGATCCGTTCCATAAAGTAAATCCGACCAATCCCGTCCTGGAATCTGCCAGTTGAAAAGTCAGGGTTAATTTGATTAAACAAACAAAGAAGCTTGTCGTATTCCTGAGCGATAATTTCAGTGTCAGACTGTGCGATCTGCCCTTGCGGTGAACTCAGTGATTGACTTGCACCACCGCCAAGAGCCGTTGACATGTCTGTAAGTCTTCCCGCCAGCACATCCGCTATGTCGGGAACTGAAAGACCGTTTTCAGTGATGGTTACATCAGGAACAGCCGTATTTAATATCGTCATAAGGTGGCCTGTGCAATATTACCATTGATATCTGTAACGCGGATTGTGCCGCGTGTTGTGCGTGTATTCTTGTCAAAGAAAACTGATGCCAGAGCATCCTCAACGACAGGTAATTTGAGTGCTTCAGCCTGCATTTTCTGAGCAATAAAACCAGGAGATGGTCGCCTGCCAAGAACTTCTGCCTTCCATGGAATCCCAAGCGTATTGTCGTAATAACACTCTCCAGAAAACACCAGGCACGCACTGGCGACATCCTGAGCAACAGAATATGATTCTTCTGCGATCGCCAGATTGCCATTTCCGTCAAGCGTCAAGTCCCACGTAGAAGTGTCCAGTTGCATAGTTCTGTATGTCATGTCGGTTTATCCGTTGCATTGGAATTTATTGTTGACCCACCACTTTGTACTCCTGAAACAGGATGCTTGTGATTGTTATAGTTGTCCCTTAAATTTTTAACAGTAGATGACTGTGAACTTGCGTTATCCTGAATATCGCCGCTAACTTTAAGTAAAGGTGTATTCATGTTGACTCCACCAGGAGCATCAATATTTAACGATGAACATTTAATATTTAGCGGATTAGGCGTGGTTATGTTTATTGCACCATCAGAAAATTCAATAAATTGAGTAGGCGAAATGTTTAATACCCCACCAAGATAAATTGCATCAGATTTGCTGTGTCGTCTTTTGCTTCCGGGTACTGATTCTTTACGATTTTTTCTTACCAGTGATGTGTCTTTGTCGCAGACCGCAATCAGACCAATATCACCTGCCACAGGATCCATAATTACAGCACTGTTACCTCTCTGCAACCGCCATACGGGAAGATCATATAAAACTGAGTTAGAAATCATTTTTCCTGTACGGTCTGTTCTGGTAAGCAAAGGAAGAGCGTCAACAACTAAATCCGGTGCATCCCCCCTGACTTCCTGAACTCTCGCTAACTCAATGAAGAAATATCCAGACATCAGCATCTCAAAAATATATTCCTGAGATTGAGCCTCACTTACCTGAGCAGGCGTTGGAGTAAATAGTTGCTTATCCATTATTCTGTTGCGCCTCTGCTCTTTGTTCCGCTGTTCTGGCGGCAATACATATTGAGTGCCATGAACCATTTGGCATCCATGATGATAATTCATGCCGAACGGAGGTTAACTTATACCTTCCGCTTGCATGTGGTAGTTCTGTTTTGATATCCACATATCTTCCAATGCAAAGGAGAGATGAATATTGCGTCTGAAACATCAGTCCCCCATTTGAAAATACAGGATATCCAACAAGTCCGTATTCTCTGGATATAAACGGAATTACATCGTCTCTGTTTTTTTCTGAAGGCCAGAACTCTACTTTTGTCGGTGGCGTAGCTGACATCGCCAGTCCATAATCTGAACAAACCCTATAAAGTTGCTCAAAAACACTTCCTTCAAAATGCGGACTTCCTGATGTTGTCATCCCTTTTACATTATTAAACACAGCTTCATAACCTGCATTTGCACAAATGGATGAGATGACATCTTCAACACTTTGCGCACCCTGTGCTGTAAACGGGCTTGCTGGCATGTTCTGTAAATCAACATTAGAAGAGGCTGTTATCATCAGACTGCTTTCAGGAGCAGAATTCATGTTTGCTATTGATGAAAGCATCGTGCCAGAAAAAACAAGAGAGTCATCAGCAAATACTTCAACATTTAACTTCTGTCCGTCTCCAACAATACCATCAGCCTTCCCTGATATATCAGCAAGCCTTTCAATTCCTAACCCGTAAAGAGATATATCAGCCTGAGCGCCTCCCCGACCTGTAACAAAGTTCAGTGATACTGTTGACTTAACATTTCTTATGGAGATTTTATTGTTTCCATTTTTATCAAATGCTGATGATTCATTCGTGAAGTCAAACCGAAGACTGTGATTTTTATACAAGCTCGTTTTCCTCGATGTAATACAGCAAGTAACGGCTACCCAAGCCTTCCCATTGCGGGTCCGATTCCCCATCATTATCAATGAAAATAAGGTCTCCCTTAAATCCAAGGTAGGAATATCTTACCATCTTATTCCCATACAGACATGGAACGCCCTGCATAATTGGGACTTCATTAACAGTTAAATCCATGTACATAAAACTCTGTCGCTGAACAAGTTTTATATTACATTGCTGACCAGCCAGACTTACCGAAATGGACTGAGATTTGCTGGGAAGAACAGATACTGTAATCATGTACTCGCCTTAACTATATTTTTTGCAATATCTGCCGCTTTTTTTGTTGCGCTGTTTGTGACTTCGAGTATTGGTTTGGATACCGTATCAAGAGCGCTCTGGAATTCAGTCTTGATTGTGTCGGAGATTTTTCCAGTGATTTCGCCAACAGATGACTTCAGTGATGACCATGATTTACTTAGCTCATCGACAGTAGATTCCCTGGCTCCGCCATTGGTTATTTGCGGATCAACTCCTACATCTCCCTGTGACTTATTGTTATCCGTTGGCTTCTGTTCTGACTGAGATCCAGAGAGGATAACCTCCATTTGCTGAATGACCTCCTGAAAATCAAGATAAACCGTCAGAAGAGTCACCCCTTTTTGAGAGTTAACTTCGTAATAGTGGTCAACAAGGTCGAAACTCTCCAGAGTTTCCTTTGGCGTTTCAATATCGTATGTTTTTGCTGATGACAACATCGTTTTGATTGTGTTCAGCGTGCTGTTCTGGCTTGTGAATGTGAGATCGAAAATATTCGGGATGTTGCCGGAAAAACCAGTAAGACCATTTACGATGATTGCGCATCTTATTCTGGCGGGTTCTTTAACTTTGTTGATGGACTGGTATTTCCCTTTCTCCACCGGAGCGTTTGTTATTTGCGCCCTTCCACTTGGCTGTACGGATGCCATACCACTGAACTCAAGAGCAACCTCGCCAGTTTCCCTGTCACGAATCACATACTGGGGATGCAGAACGCTGTCGATGATCGAAAGCGGAGAGCCACCACCGATAGCATTGAATATGTCTGCTGTGTTTAAATCGATTATGCTCATCTACTCTCCATTAAACAAAAACCCAGCCGAAGCTGGGTTTAGTGAATTGGCTAGTTATCAAAAAGTCCGTACGTTTCTTCTTCTTCAGGAGTAAGGGGAAGAATCTCAATTCTATCTATAGATACCTTTTCAATGTACCCATGAGGTCTGCTTAAAATTAAAGCTCTCTCATGCCACAGAACTCCAAGAATGTGATACCTTCCAGCATCGCCTTTTACCCTGGCTCTTCCTTTGATTCTTGGCGGCATAATGCCATATTTTTTCTTTGCCATTATGCAACATTACTCCCATGAATCAGGTGTTGTAGTGCTTTAACACCTTCCGCATTGTAGCGGAATGCTTCCACCTGTTTGCTGGAATGTGCAGATTTATCCAGGAAGAACTTCCCGTACTGCTCAGTTTTGAGGTTGTTTGCGTTAGCAATGCGACCAATCTTGTTGGCCGTTACTCCAAGCTGCTCTGCAACCTCCCCTGCTGAGTAGTAATGCTCTTCTATTGCTGGAAGAGGTATTGCATTAAAACCAACGATCGGGTTGATTATGTTTGCTGCCGCAGTCTGCTTTGCTTCCGGCGCAAGATTTGGCATCAAATCGAACAGATTGGTAACAGCTTCAACCGTCATTTTCAATGTTCGCGCCTGGCGATACTCAACAAGTCCACTCGACGATTTACCGCTTTTAATGTGCGCTTCCTGCATACTTTCAAGTTTGTCTACAAGTGTTCGGCGAACTGCTTTAGATTCGCGAGCAGCAACACGAAGCGCCTGCTTGATAGTCATGGAGATAACATCAATGTCAGCCCCGTTTTTCCGACCTACACTTTTTGTGTAGGTCTCGCCCTCCAATTCATCCTCAATTTTCTCGATGAATTTGTTGTTACGTACTGATGGCTCTCCACATAACTTGCGAGCTTCATTAACCATCATCAGAAGACTTTGACTGTCAATGGTTTTATCCGTGACAACGGATCCGATGTTTGCTACATTCTTAAAAGTCATTAGGCATTCCTTATGTGGTAGTAAGGGTGTGACATAGGCCGCCAGCAGCACACTGGCGGTTTTTTTTTCACCGCCAGATGCGTCATTAATACAGATGAACAGAAGGCGGCAATTCTTTATTCTTAAGCCTTATCCATGCGGAAAGATTCGTTGGTCCGTCTGGCTCATTAATATCAACATCTCGTGTGTGGTTTATTAAAACGTCTCTCGCCATTCCGATAACATGCGAGAACTCATGACCATAGTCGTAGCATCTGCCGGAATAGTTCGATTGAATTTGTTTTAATGCCGGATACAGTTCGCGGAATAATGCCTGTGAACGGTTAGCATAATCCCATAGCCATACAAGGCTGTTTGCTTCTTTTGCAGAAAGCTCGTTGGTTTTCTTCTCTTGTTTGCCAATGAACTCACCTTCAAGCGGAACGCGAGCAGCAAGTGACAGTGCTTCGGTAAACTGCTCCTCACTGATTTCTTTGTACGAACATCCAAAATGGGATTTCAGTGACGACCACATGGTGATCATCGCCTTAGCCTGTTTTTCTTTTGGCAGAGACTGACCGCGACTCATGACGAGTTGTTTAATGGCTTCCTGCTGTTCAGTGGTGATTTTACCCGGCAACGCCTTTTTAGCTTTCGGTGTATTTCCGTAAGACCCCGTTTTACGAATGGATGGCAAAACTTAAGCTGTCACCCATTTGCGGAATTTGTGCGGGACTGAACCTTTATTGACGGCATCACGGCAGCGCAGAACCAATGTATACATACCTGATTCGCTCACAATGCTTAAATTCTGCTCACCACCAAGGGTGTAACTTAAAGTTACTCCCTTCTCATCGTCATCAAGTGCAGTAAGCGCCTTGCGTGAGTTAGTCAGAGTTAAAGCATCACAAACATCTTTTGCTACAAACCACGGCTCACCGCACTTGTTGATGACGCGGATTTCACTGTCGCCGAATTTGAAGATGGTGAAATCGTTTTGTGCCTTTGCTATACTTTTCATGTCAATATTTCCCGATCAGATTTGTTGATGTAGAAGCCTCGCCAGTTCCCGCTGTCGGGGCTTCGTTATTTTTAGAGAGCATTCCGCATTTTCTCCCGGTACTTCAACCACCAAGCAAGTCCCTGAACCAACACTGAGTTTTCTGACATCCCCTCTTCCTTAGCGATGCGTTTCACCTCCTCCTTAAAACGGTACGGATACCGAAGAGTTGTCTTCACTTCATTCTTTTCCATTGATCACTCCTTTTTACGTAATGGCATTATGCCTTGAAAGCAATATGCCATCATTGAATATAAATAGCAATATGCCATCATTGTTTTTTTTGAGGTGATGTTATGGCTGAAAAGCAGGTTAAAGATTACGAAAAGTTTGTTGTGCGTTTCCCTGACGGGATGAGGGACGCGATTGCGGAGAGAGCCAAACGAAACGGGCGCTCTATGAACTCAGAGATTGTGCAGATACTGGAAGATGCCTTGAATGCAGAAAATACTCTTGGGGAAATAGCAGACAAAATCAACAGCGTCTCGGTTCCGCTAAATGTTGATGCGCTAGTTCAACTTCAAGCCCAGGTTATCGCCATGCAAAAAGAAATACAGGAAAAGTTCAGAGAGCAGAACGAAAAGTTGAGAGAACTGCTAAACAAAAAACCCACCTGACGGTGGGTTTTCATTTTTACCGTCCGACTTCAGTCAACAGGCACAAACAGAGAAAACGTTACAGGTGACTAAGGCATTGCACTGGAAAATGCCGCGTTTGTTGACGCCCGGCTAACTTGCTGATTGACACTTCTGGTAAGAGCATCAACTGTTGTCGGGTTACTGTTAACAACTACCGTGCCAATAGTTGTACTGCTGCTACGGCTGTTGTCAATTTTTGATGTTGTCTGGCTTGGTGTTGAAGCGATGCGTTGCTGCTGCTGATAGTAAGCCAGCGTCTCGTTTTCTTTTGCATTAAGAGCGGCGCGAATCTTTGGTACATATTCTCGCGTTTCTTTCGGCAGGGTGTTCCAGTATTTGGATGATGGTGAATCAAACCCGGCACTGGATATGTATTTTAACTTTTTGTCTACATTGCCCATCCCCCAGTTGTAAGCCATCAGCGCATGGTTAACATTGCCTTTATAGTGCTTTAGCAAATCCCTCATGAACCTTTCAGCAGCAGCGCGAGATTTCACTTCATCAAGACGCTCATCAATCCCATCCCCGACCTTTAACCCGTACGCTATGGCAGTATCCTTCATGAACTGATACGGACCAACGGCACCTTTCGGGCTGTAAAGTTTTTTACCACCACTCGATTCCACCTCACGAATGGCGTCAAGGAGAGAATCCATGCTTACTGGCTTTACTCCGTCAGGGAGAGGGATATCTGGCTGAATGTTATTGCCATAAATCTCATCTCCTCTACGCCCAAAATCAGTATCAAAACCCATGCTGCGCATGGTATCTCCAAGTTCACGTTTAGAGTAATCAAACGATCCTTTAGCAGCCCCCTCAATGTTTTCCCTGTCATTGTAGAGATACAAACCATATGCTATTAACCCTGCTAACCATGGAGGAAGGGCGCCCCCTGTAAGTTTGCTTCCTACATATGCTGCTGCCAATAGTTTCAGAGCCTCTTCCGCACCACCAACTGCCTTTGTGAATTGCTTCGTCATATTCCCGGCGTCATTGAAAAAGCCAATGATGTCGCCATGATGTTTCTCAATCCAGGAACCAAAAGCCTTCATCCCGTCAATAACGTCTGGAGCGAATGCCATGGCTAAATTTTGCTTTAATCGGGAAAACTCTGAATCAAGTTGCCCAAGGGTGGCAGCAACCTTCTCCTGCTCTTTTACCTGCTGTGCTGTAATACGGGATTTCTTTGTTTCTGAATCGACAAGCTGCTTAAGTTCCCCTGATTTTATTTTAGCAGCATCTGTCGGATCGAACCCTGCGGCAGCCATCACCTGCATCAGGTTTTCTTGAGAATGAGTCTTGCCATAGCGAGAAAATTCAGCAAGAGCCTTGTTTGGGTCGCCGAGCTTATTGATATCTAATCCGGTACGAGCTCCAAGAATCAGCAAATTTTGGGCAGCGCCAGTAAGCTCTCCCATAACAGTCGGATCGGCAATATTTGCCAAAGCCATTCTGGCATTCCCAGAAGATGAAATGAACGAGCCACCGTTAAGACCAGCCTGGCGAAATCCCCGCTGAACACCAAACATCTTATTAACATCAGAGCCGAAAAACTTGGCCTGTTGGCTGGCCCTCACAATTTCGTTGGCAGTAGATGTAAAAAGTTGCTTGATTCCATACAACCCTGCGCCAATTCCCAAAAATCCAGCGGCTGCTGTTGTCACGTTGCGGAAAGCTGAAACAGCGGTTTTACCGAACCTCTCCGTTTCCTGCCGCAGTTTTTCAAGTTCCTTTAGCCTTTCCTTCTCAGCCCTGGAAAGATCTTTGTTTAATTTACTAACTTCATCTTTTACTTTCCGTTTTCCATTCAGGAATTCATCGGCCTTAATTGTGACCTTGTAGGCCAACTCATTGATAATCATCGCTGCTCCTGATGTTTATTCCAGACCCGCTTGTTAAATGATTCCACCGAGATAATTTCCAGAAGGTTATACATATCACGAACAGATAACCGTTTCTGCAAATCGGTATAAGTGGCTTTTCCTGAACAGATAATGGCGTTCATTGATGGTGTGACGTTTACGGGGCTAACGAGTTTTGCCGGAAGAGTCTCCTCCTCCATGAACGGGTACTTCACTCTCCGGCGATCGTTAAAAAATCAAAATTGACTTTAAATACCTTATCCATTACCTGACGAATGGTTGATACCTCTTCAAAGTCGACAGGCTTCACGGTTCGCACCTGTCTGCTGCCTTCGTGTGTAATCACAATTTGCACAGTTGACATCAGGCGATCACGAAGTTTTCTGGCGACTTCCGGCGATGCAGCAGAAATAACATTCAGACCAAGGGTGGCAAGGCCAGCGCACCCCATGGCAATAACATCAGCAGGAATACCAGAGAATCCCGATTCCCCCATGGAGCGGAATAAATCCTGTGCCAGTTCGTCGGCATCCCATGCCGACATCTCTGTGATAATGAACTCCTTCCCATTGTCGCGATTATCGTCTTCCACGATAAAGGGGATTTCTTTACGTGCCATCAGATAGTGCTCCGTGTTACAGACTCAAAGTGAAATACTGCCGGGCGTGGTTGCAGTACGCGCCGACCCGGAGGAGTTGGTGTCCATGTATAAAGAACCCCGTTCACAAAATTCCACTTCGCGCCGAGAGCCGGAACTGTAAGCACCGCATTACACTGAAACGCTGAAATTGCAGTTCTCTCTGCTGCATACCAGTCATCAATCAGCGAGCCAGCATTAGATGTGGGCATCAGGTTGATGGTGAACTCTGTCGGGTTAAAGATAAAACCAGCATGGTATTTACCGTCCGCTGATATCATGTCTTCTTTGTTCTGTAGTGCGCCAGTTTCAAACATGTTATCAGCTGCGTAGTCGTCAACATCAAAACCGCCAGGGTAGTAAGCGGGTACGACGATTCGCAGCTTACTGTTTGCCGAGGTAATATCGATAGGCATGATTTATTCCCTTATAAAATCGCGGTTGAGGACATTGTGATGGACTGAATAAGTTGCCCATCGACATAATAAAAAATGACACCTTTCAGGTCGCGCTCAATGCGTGCAGAGCCTGACTGTGTCGGGATGTACAGGAACCAGCCCTGTGAATACAGCGTCGATGAGATATCTTTTCCAACTGTGTTATTCACAATTCTGGTTTGCGCATTATCAAGTTTCACGCCACGCTGAATAGCCCCGAAATTGAGAGCCTGTTCAGCAACATCAATAACAGCAGCAGAAACTGCGCCGTATCCTGTCTCATTGAACGGGTAAGACTGGTTATTGGTGAACAGGTTGGCAAAAGCACTAACCAGATTGGCATTAATCCATACCTGATTAATAAAACTGTCCAGCCATACAAACTTGCCAGTAATGGCACCATCAGATGCGTACTGCGCCATTGTTTTGTTCAGGCTGTATGAGCCGTAGAAGTTGTAACCGTTTGACTTCAGTGCCTGAGCAGTCGCCAGATCGCTGACGTTGGGTGCTAACCCTGAAAATCCACGGAACTTGAACGAGATACGCCCATTGGTGCGTGCAAAATCCACGGATGCAGCATATGCCAGTGCTGTAACGCTATACAGGTATGTTCCGTACACCGGAAAAATGTTCTCGTAGCCATTTGCCACAACCACTTTCTGCACAAAGCAATTGGCATTATTGGCTACCGTTCCTGCTGAAGTGGTGTCGTGAACAACATATCCAAATCGGTTTTTACTGCTGCTTGCCCATGCGCACAATTCTGTTTTCTGGTCATCGGTCAGTTCGACCAGCGAGTTAAACAGGATCCAGTTCTGGTTGACGTTGATGATGTTGTTCATCGTGTCTGTCAGCGTTACCGCATCAGAACCCAGTGATACAATCGCTGCGGAATCCTGCGTCAGTAACAACCCGGTAGCCAGAGCGCCAGCAGAGGCATAAGACACTTCACTCTCTGCGCCAGTAGTGGCAGAGCGAATGATGAATCGGTTAGCGATTGGCAACCATTCAACCACCACCTTGCTTGCACCAATTCCAACCTGCAACTTGGAAGCAATGTCACTAAAACTTGTGGCTGTGGACAAATCAATTGATGTGCTGGTAGTCGACTCACCGTCAATGGAAAGGGTGATTGTTCCTGCTGGAATTGCTTTCAGTGTTGCCAGGGAAACACCTTTCAGGTTGCCGGACAGAAGATACCCAGCCACTGGTGAAGTAACAATACGATACATCAGCAGTTCACCAGGAATAACGGATGAGTTTTCGTATCCGTTAAAATACTGTTGTGCGGCGAGGAATTCTTTCGATTCACTCCCCATCAAAGCTGATACATCAGATGAGGAGTAATAAGATTGTACCGCGCCAACCGGGATAAGCTCGTTATCGGTCAACATCAGGCCGTTAGCATCAACCGCAGAACCGGCAGGCGTAACGACATTGGGCGTGATATTAAAATCTACAGATAAAGGGATTGTGCTCATGGGCGGTTATCCACCTGTTCAGTTGAAATTTCTGCTTTGTCGAAATAGTCCTGCTGGAACGACACTGTGATGTGTGCTTGCAGGGAAAGAGTTAACGTGTAACGCTCCTGCCACTGACTCTCGGCGTTGATCATCGGCGCCTGAATGGCAGGAGATGAGTAAAGCGGCGCAAGCCGTGCATCAATAGCCTTGATGATGTCGTAGCCATATCCACTGGTGAATGTTGTTTCCAGTGCAATAGCTCTATCCCCTGCCCCCTGACCATAGATATCTACCTGAATATCAGCCTGGCGAACTTCCGTATATCCCATGGTGCTTGTGTCCGGAGAGCCGGTATCTTGCTTAAGCTCTCTCGTCGTGGATAGTCTGGTGAATCGCAAAGGGGTCAGGATACAGAACTGATCTTTGGGCATTGGTACACGGTTAGCCTGAGCCTGCAGGCATTTACCAGCGATAGGTTCTATGTAGCCAGCAAGTACATCGATAATATTATCGACAGTGAAATCATTCATGGGCTTACCTGCAATACAGCAATCAGCCGGCACCAGTCAGGCCACAACTCTATTGGCTCAACAACAAGCCATTGTTCCCCGTTAATCACGAAGATATCTCCGCCCTGCTCCAGTTCTCGCTGCACACTGAAGTAATTACCATTGACGTAAATCACTTTTGCCAGCCCCTGAATATTCAATCCATCGACGTGTTGCATGTCGCCGCGACTGATTGGCTGTAGTTGAATGGTAACGTTCTGGTCAGGGAGATAAGACGGAATCGGCTTGCGACCGGGGCCGATAGTTTCACCTGCATACTTTTTCAGGATTGCCGGGATGTTGGGGTTAATGCTTGTGATCGCGTTATTGGCTATCTGTCGAAGATTCAATTTCACCTACCTCATAATCAACAGCCCTTAACATGTCCCCGGTCCATATGAGAGGCTTGTTGTTGCTCATATCAACATCAACCTTTTTCACCGGACCGAAATAGCCCGGACCACCAAAAACATCTTCTCTGGCCTTCACTACATCCCACTTAGTCATTTCCGCCCTGTTATTAGGGAATCTACTTCTTAGAAGTACTGTTACCGGGCTTAATGGCGGCTCTTGAATAGTTCGAATGGATTCCTGGATGTCTGCTTTTATGATCTCGCCGATAAGATTCAGAACAGTATCCGTATCTCCGTCATGCGATTTCATGAGCTTTTCGACCTTTTCTGACCACTCTTCAGATTTAGAAGCTATAGCATTCCTGAAGAATGGCCTTGGCGGACTTCCACTTGCCGGGTTACCAAATTCGTTAGATGCTGCAACCATTGGCATAGAAGTACCATCTGGATAGGTGGCATCTTCAAGAAACCCGACCTTCAATTGCTTTGAGGACAACTCACTACCAACTGAATCAAGGAACTCCATCACCTTATCCATCAGTACCTCCGGTAATACCCATACGGGTAATTTGATGGAGAATGCCCGCTTATATACTGGAAGGTGCGAAACGGCGCCGTAGCATTCCAGTAATCAGCCCCGTACTTTGTTTGCATGTACCATGCTGAATTTGCTGTTCCCCCTGGCATATCGGCATGAACGCTAACCGCCCCCTCTGAAGCACTGTCGATTCTTCCAACCAATCCGGATGGAGACTGCCCATTCGCTCCTGAATACAAACAGGCGATATGGGCAACCAGCATATTTAGCAGCATTGAGCGTACAGCCAAATCCGACACACGACTTGAGTCTGTGTTATCGAGATAAATGGTTGCTTGCGTGAAATACTGCTGAAGAAGTGCGTCGTCGACAGATGAGAATTCAGGATAGCGTAGCTTAAATGCGGAGGGGGCAAATATTACGACGCCCATTTGCTGCTCCCGCTATTTTTCGTCAGCCTTTTTTACGCCCGGAGCCGGATTTTCCGGGTCAAGGCCTTCGAGGCCAGTTTTTGATTCTTTCAGATCTTTACCCTGCGCATTCAGACTGCGAATATCTTTCTGAATGAAGATTGCATTGTTCTGAATATACGCGGCATCCTTATAGGTCTCGATGAACTTATCCATGAAGTCTTTCTCGACCATGGTAACTCCGAAAGCCCCATCAGGAATTGCACCATCAAGACCACGGAGGGCAGTTGTTGCCGCCCCGTTAAGAATTACCGTTTTTCCATCCAGAGTGACCTGAAGGCCATTTGGCAATTTGCAGCCAACGCTTACCATTTCTGCCATGAATTAAACCCCCAACATGCTTGCAAATGCCAGCGGCTGGCGAATGATTGCGCCCCAGGTGCCGCCTGTTTTCTTTTGTTTATACGCGGACAGATCAACCACAACCGGATGTGCACGCATTTTTTCGGTAAATGCGCAGTAGCCGGTGTCCTGACCATCCAGATCGTCGGCAATCAACTGAACCAGTTCGCCGGATTCGGTTTTGTACTCAACAGCAGTGACAACACGCAGGTTCGGGAAGTTTTTCTTCAGCTGATCAGACACGTTGACGTTGTACATGTTGGTCTTGGTAAGATTTGCTTCTGACTCTGGAGACATCGCCAGCGTCATCTTGCTGTCCCGCTCAACGTACCCCTTGGTCTGCTTCACTAACTGCATGTAAAGCGCCTGGATATCGTCATACACCGCCTGACCGTCTTTAGTTGCCCAGGTAGTTCCGCTGCCAGTACCCGTTGCGCCCGGGGTGATTGATGCCGGAAGGTTAGGGTCATTCAGAATGCCGTAGTTCTTCAGACCAGCAACGCCGAAGAAGTAGGACTTGTTCTGAAACTTATTCAGGGTCAGCGCAGAAGCCGTATTCAGTTGTTGAGCCCATGCAATGCGGCCTTCACCGTAACGGTCAAGCTCCAGTTCACCCCACTGAGTAATGGTCTGGTATAGATAGGACTCACGAGCAACCCAGTTGACGTTAGCGTTTACCTGCCCATTATTGTTGTAGTCACCATAACTGGAAACCTGACCCGTTGATTCCACAACCGGGAATTGTGCGGTCATGGTGGTCCAGTCTCCCTTCTTCGTTTCCCCCAGAATTTCCACCGCTTTCATCGGAGTGACAAGGATGCGAATCAGTTCCGGGTCAACGTAATTAGTGAAGTACCATGGAATGCCAGAGTTGCTGGTTGTTACCAGTGAAGGCTGAGAGTCCATTGCATAGGAATAGCTATTAGCAACAGCATCCGTCAGATAGGCTTTGGCTTCCGGAAGGATTACACCGTAATCTCGCTCAGCCATAGCTTTATGTTGTAAAAATTCTGCGTTATTCATGTATTAGCTCCAGGTACCCATCTGAATCAATTCGCCAGCCTCGCCAGCACTGCCAACAACAAATTTTGTTTCAACGTAATCCGAAATTGACGCCCCGGCATCGCCAGCGGTAATGGTTCCATCTGACAGTTTGGCGAAAATCTTCTGCCCTACAGTTGCCGCACCGGCAGTTTTCACCCAGTAGTCACCAGCAGTCATCAATGTCATCTGAACTCCAGGCTGAATAGTCATAGATGATTCACCAAGCCATGTGGTGACAGACGCCTGCCCTTCCCGATGAACGAAACCGGCAGGAGCACCGGTTCCAGTGTTATTGACAACACCATTGCTTACCCATGCAAAGCGACCAACAACAACCCCATTTGCACCGGCAACAAGAGCGCCCTCACCTGCAAGAAGACTTGCTTTAGGGTTAGCCGAAGCGAAATCTCCTTCAACTCCCGGTGCCTGTTGCTGATTAATTACACTTTGAAAGCCACTCATTTCTTAGCTCCGTTTCAGTTTAGTTGCGCCAGGAAATGCCTTGGCGAAAGAATTGGTTGCGGCAGCATCCATACCCATACCATGAGATGGTTTGCGAACTACCGCTTTCTGGCTGATAGCGAATTCAACCATCGATTTAAGTGCTGAAGGATGAACTCCTTTATGTTCTGCACCGATTGAATCAAGAGCGAATCGGTAAATAGACTCTGCGGAATCCATTGCTACTATGCTCACATCGCCTACCAGAGGGCGAACGCATTCTCGAGCCTCATTGGCTTGACGGATACGCCCCATCACATTCTCTTCAGCTTTTCGAATCAATGCGGCATCCATAGCTGCTTTATTCTCATCATCGTCTTCATCCTCGGCAGTCTTTTTATCCTTGCCGTCATCATTTTCGTCTTCCGCTTCTTTGCGGTCACGATCACGATCCTTTCGCTCACGTTCTTCACGCTCTTTTAGTTCATCCTCTTCACGTTTCAGACGCTCTGCTTCTGACTCATTATCTCTCTCAGCCTGAGTGGCTTCGTCTTCAACAACCTTTTGCACTTTCTTTTCCACTTCTTCTGGCTTCTCATCACTGGCCAGCATCGGCGTGATAACTGCCATCAACTTTTTAGTAAGTTCTGACATTGATTTCATTCCTGTTGGTATTGAATCCCCGACAACAACGTCGGATCCGGCTCTTCCCTCTGTTACGAGAGCAACGTGGTTCCCGACGATATCGCGCATTACACCATCGTATGGCTGTCCTTCATGCACGCCGGGGGTCATGTCAGCTACATATCTGTAGGCCGACGAAAGTTCTTTCTTCTCGTCTGTCTCGATTCCAGCGATAGAATCTGCGTCCCAGACAACAAGCGAATTCTTGAGATAAGTCCCGTCAAACTCAGCATCAGTACCAGTAGAACCAACCACAGCCATTTTATGAGGGTCTGAAGCAGTAACCGGAATGTGTTCGTTAAGGAGCGGGATGTTGTTGAATGTAGATGCTGCTTTGGCTAACTCTTTCGGGTCACGAAGCAGGTAGTAAACCTTGTCAGGCTGTAAACCTAGCGATCTGTAATTAGGGATTTCACGTCCATAATAAGGACAAACGTTAGCCTTACTGATTGGCGTCACTTCGATATGCAAACGCCCATCCTTATCAAAGGAGCGCACCGTTGCCTTGTCGAATGCCAATCCGTGATATCCCCATTGCCAGTCGCCTTTAACTTTGCGTAATGGCATGCTTTTACCTTTCGGCAGGCAATAAAAAAGCCGCAGTAGCGGCCATTATTTCCTCTTGGGCATAGCTATTTTCAGTAGTGCAATCATTAAGCAACCAAAAATCAACACTAAGCCCAGAGACCATAAAACCTCAATCATTTTCTATCTATCCCAGGGATAACAGGAGACCACGTACAACGGCAGTTGATAGCCTCTCCCGGCAGCACCCATTCACCATCGAGATACAGCCCTTTATCGAGGTCGAACTCTTTACCGTCAGCTTTCACATGGGATGGCCTTGGCTGCTTCCCGGCGTGTGAGTGACGCCAGATTCCTTTGGTGATTCCTAACTTCTTCTGCCGTTCAGACTGAATTACCGCTGTAGCTTTGTTGTTCTGATCGCGTGCAATCGTCTCAGCGCGTCTGCGTGTAATGCCATATCGCTTAACCAGTTCATCAGTGAGATAGCTAAGGTCACGACCACGGCTGACAGACTGCATGACTATCGTCTCAACCTGTGTGTGATAGTGTTCAGGTATGGATTTAATCAGGTTGACGTTCTCGTTAACGACAGCCTGCATCACGTTCTTAAGCTCGTCATTCATTGTGAACTTAACGGTAAATCCGCCATCCTTTAACGCTGAGTGTAACGAAACGTCGGTGTTGCGCAGTGTCTTATCAACGAAGCGATCAGCCAGTTTCTTAGCCAGTTCATTGAATTTATGCTCCCACTGCTTGCCAAGATTAGCCAGCCTGCGCTTCAATTCATTTGCGGGGCTGGCATCCATCGCCATGCTGTCTTTGTATGCAGCCTCAAGCCAGTACCGGTAAGACTTATTCATCTCACTGACCAGCTTGAGAAGCTCAGAGCGATACCACTCATGAACTCCGGCGTTAGCTCTGACTGGACGAAGGGTTTTCCGTGTCTTCGAATCCTTCTTCGATGGACTCGTTTTCGTACTCTTCTTCGTCATATTCTGATTCCATCATGTGGTATGGGCTGGCCTTATCCGACTGGCGCATGCTTCTTATTGCATCAAGGTCGAACACGCCAGCTTCGGCATAGTTCTTGTCAGCCTCAGACTGATGTTTCATGATCTCGGCTTTCTCTGCTTCTGTAAGCTCATACAGAGGCAGGAACTCAAAATCAATGTCAGGATCAATCTCGCCAAATTCGTTTAACTGGATAACATCCAGTACTGTTTTCAGTGGTACTCTGAACAGATTCTCCTGCATGGCGTGGATTGAGTCATAGAAGACGCGGATTTCTCCATCAGATGAAGCGTTTAGCCCGTTAGGAGTGATGCCAAGGAGCTTAACCAGAGGAATGCTTGATACCGATGCCATTTGTTCCTGCGCTTGCGCCTGAAGAGCATCAACTCCGGACAGACTTGTCACAAACTGGAAGAATTCTTCTCCATCCTTATCAATAAGGAACATTCCGCGATTGTCGCGAACCTTATTAAAGAGCTCGGCACGCATAAACAGGTTTGGGTCTGCAATTCCAGACAAGGCATTCTGCATGTTCGTCTTCAGCCCATAGACCACAAACGAATGAACCAGATCGCTAACGCTGTCACGCGTTCTCAACCAGTTCTGCACGTATGGCTCTGCCATCTGACTCAGCGACAAGCCGCCGAAGTTGTACGCAGCTTTGAGAATGTCTGGCACCTGTCGAGAAATCATTGTCAACATACGGCTGGCGTGAACCGTGCGCCCCATGACATACCATTCAGATGGATTGAAGAAATCAGGACTGAGAGGGTTATCAGCGTTATACACACCAGGGTATGTCCACATGGCCTCGATAACGCGGAAACCATTCAGGCTTCCTTTGGTAATCTTGCGCGGGCTGATATAGAGCTTCTTATCCAGTTCGTCGGGAACCAGCCAGGCTGAGTTACCGCTTGGCGTCTTCACGTCGATATAAATCTGTCCGCGCCCGAAGTAACCGTCATGTTCCGCCGCCTCGCGAAACTTCTCTCGCACTCTGAAACGCTTTAATGCGTCGTCAAGCTGGCGAATCTTATCGGCCTTGTCGTAACCATCGTCTTTACCTACATGTTTCAGCTCAATCCATTTTCGCGTCATCTCTTCTGCTATCGTGCCAGTAATCTTGCGATACTCCGGCAACTGAGCAAGTTGAGACAGATATGGGTAGCCAGGAAACCCACCGTAGCCATATGCGGTGATGTTTGCTGAATTAAGGTAACTGTACGGTGTGGAGTCCATCGCCAGGGCTGACTCCCCAATATGTTCAGGAATAACGCCTGGCGGGGGTACGTATCGCTCAATTCTACGCAATGCCTCGCCTTCATTTTTAATTCGCTCCTGTTCGTTAATAATCGCAAGAACATTAGCCAGAGACATTGGCTGTTTCGCCTCTTCTTTCTGAGGCTCAGATTTTTTCTTTCTCAAAAAATTAAACACTATGCGAGCCTCAAAAGGTCTTCAGATATACGTAACGGACCATTGCCATTTTTCATCTCATCGATGGCATCCATCATCGGATCAAGCTGGTCGTCGTGCGTATTGAAATCAGGATTAATAGCTTCCATCTCAACGAGGAAGTCGTTGATGAATGGTGCGCTGCTGGGCAACTTGATGTAACCGGACTCGATATAACCCTGTACGTCCATCAGTCGCGTGTACTTATCCTTATCGCGCTGAATTGCTTTGATGGGGCATATCGCTTTTTTACGGATGTTCTGTATCAGGCCTGTGCCAGATGACTTGTCCTCTATCGCCATATGGCGAAGCGGCCCATTCTTCAGAGTTTTGCACTTTTCCCAGAATGCAACAGCACGGCGTTGTAATTCATCGGCCTCCCATTTACCGCGAATCATATCTATCAGATAGATGTACCCGTCAGTACCAAGCCCCCAGTGCTCGAATACAGAGAAGTCGTTGACCTCTTTTGTTTTCTGTGCGGTGTCTCCATAGACGGCACGCCATTGCATGGGAGGAAGTACCGAATATTCACCAAACCATTCAGACTTAATAAGCCCCCCGCCTTTGGCGGTTGGTCGTTGCTGATAAAGAGCATTCCACACAAGGGAACCGCGCTGTTTGCATTTCTCTACGAACTCTCTCGGCATGCGCTCAGGGAACAGAATTTCACCGGGATTGCGCAATCGATATACGTTACCGTTGAGCTCATGAATCTCTTCCTTTTCAGCTTCCATAGGGAAGCTAACTACGCGCCAGCGTTCCCCGCCTTCTTCTGCCAGTTTTAATAACTGTCCGGCGAGATCGTTTTGATGCCAGCGTGTCAGGATGATGACGATGCCGTTTATCTTCGGGTCAACACGAGTGAAGAATGTCGTGTCATACCAGTCCATCACCGCTTCCTGGTAAGTTTGTGACGATGCGGTTTTGTAATCTTTCGCGGGGTCATCAATAACCCCAATGTTCATACCCTGCCCGGTGATGCCCCCGTTAACACCAGCAGAACGATATGAGCCGCCGTGTAGTTCGCCTTTGGCATCCACTGGTTCCCATAGCTCGGTTTTGTTGATGCCTCCCGCCAAACTGCGTCCTGAAGGTATTTTCACGTCAGGGAAAACATCAGCGTACTTGTCAGAGGTGATAATGCGTTTAACGTCACGGCTCATTCGGTCTGACAGGTCAGAAGAATATGAGCACGAGATAATGTTCCATGATGGATGCTGTCCTAACACATACGCTGGGAAGCGGCGAGAGCACAACTCACTCTTTCCTGAGCGCGGAGGGGCAAACACCATTAGCCTTGGCATGTTTCCGGCTTTAACTTCATCCAGAAAGTGATCTAGCTCAGCACAAAGCAGCTCGTTAAACCAACCTGTTTCGTATTGCGGATTAGTGTATAAGGTGAAATCGAGAAGTTTTTTTCTTGCTGAGCGGATAGCCAGCTCTTTGTGCAACTCATAAATCTGAGCGTTTCGATTCAAGCTGATTGGAGCACCTGCCATTACCAAGCTCCTTCAGTTTCTCTTCAAGTAACTCTTCTGACATATCGGCATAACGAACAGGCCCGCCATCAGCTCCAGTTATTTCTGTAGATGTTTGCTCTTTAAACGCCTGAACAGAAACATGCTTACCAAGAAGTTCGAGGTTTTTGACCTTATCAGGCCATTTGATTTTCTTCAGAAGTGCGGCACTATCTGCGGACACCATCTCCACGACATCCATTCCTGATAGCGTTGTGCGCCATACCTTAGGCCAGTCTTTAATGGGTTTTAGCTCACCGTTTTGCAGGAGAATGTCGAGCACATCCATCTGATCGATTTCAATAAGGCGATTAAGCACATATTCTGCATTAATACCAACAAGATCATTGCGTTGCGCTTTCAGTTCGGCGATTCTTAACTTGATGTCAGGTTTTGACAGGTTTTCGGATGCGGTACGGTTAGCTGTCTTTGCGCTGTACCCCGCCCGAATAGCCGCTTGCGTGGCGTTTAAATCGATGAGGTACTCGCGACAGAACATTTCTTGTTTGTCGGTGAGTGCCATTTTTTACTTCCCATAAGGAGATTGTTATGAATGATGAGTTTAAAACAGGTGACATTGTTAAACTGAAATCAGGC